CAAGCCGATAAACTAAATAATATTAAAGATATTATTAAAGATAATTATATATATATAGAAGCACCACCACCAAATAATAATTTAAATGATTATATTATTAAGAAATGGAATAATACAATTTATAGTAAACTTACATTAATAAATTTATTTAATGATAGAAATATAGGTAATCAGTTTATTGATTTAGAAAATAATTTAGATAATCCCAATGATAATATATTTCAACCACGATTATATGGTGGTGATTATGATAATGAAAAAATTAGAAATAATTGTATATTAACAGATATAATAACGGTATTTTATGAAAAATTAAATAAAATGATTGAGGGTTTTGATAATGTTAAAAGAACAATGATNAGTATATTTTATAAAAGTGTTGATTTAAAAATAAATATGTTTGATAATGAAAAACTAAAAAATGAGAAAGATTATTATTATGAAATTATTNCTTATTTATATCAATATTTAGATATTGAAAAAATAGATATTAATAAAGCAAGTGGTAATGTTAAACAATTTTTATTAGATAATCAAAAAGTGAAATATAGTTTTTCTAAAATTTGTAAAGATAAAAAAATAGAAGTTGAATTTAAAGATATTGAAAATAAATCAACAATTAAAGAATTATTAACATTTCTAAAATTTAATTATCCAGATATGTTTGAAGATATTAATTATCCCTTTGTTATTAATTATTTTCAATTAACATATTGTGAAAGAAATGATTTTGAATATGATATACAAAACCCTCAATATCATATTGAACGATTTTCATTGTATAATACAATTTATAATAAATTATTTGAAAATTATACAAATATTAAAAAAAATATAATTGAGTATTTAGAAGAATTAATTAATGATGGTAATATATATAATATTGATTACAATAACATTGATAATATTTATAATACTTATAAAAATGTTATAAATAATACAAATAAATTAAAATTATATTTAAAAAATAAAAATTCATATTCTATTTATAAAAAAAATATATTTGATAATACAAAATTAAATACATTTTTTATTAAAAAATATAATAATATTAATATTAAACATCATTATTTAATTGAAATAAATAATATTTATAAAAATTGTAATATTACAATAGATAATCAAAATTTATTAACTTCAATATATTTGTATAATAATAAATTTTATCATAATATTCAATTTTTTAAAAAAAATGAACCAAGTAATTTTAAATTTACAACAGGTTTAAAAATCTATGAAAAAATAATTAAACTATATGAAGATATTAAAAATATTGAAATTAAATCATTAATTGGATTTAATGTATCATATTCATTAGAAATTTATTATGAAATAATAGATATAATAATACTTTTAATTAAAGAATATAAAAATTTTATAGAATATTCTGATAATAAAGTAATTAATAAAATAAATGAGAATTTTTTAGAAATTAAAAAAGATATAAATGCAAGTTTTACTAATTATGACAAATTAATGGAAGAACAAACTAAATATGTAAATAATTTATTAAATAATTATGAAATTAATTCTTTAAAAAAAAATTATGAACAAATCTATGATTATTGTATTAAACAAATTGAAAAAATAGATAATATTATACAAAAATATAATAAATCAATTTCTTTTAAATTTTTAAATAATATTAATGATGATAAAGATATTACTGATGATTTTTCATTAAATAAATTTCAATCATTAAAAAATCCAAATGTATTTACTGATGAAAAATTTTTTGATGCAATTTATAGTAAGTATAAAGATAATATTGATGAATTTATTAATGATACATATATTATTTTAAATGATATAAATTATAATATTATTTATACAAATCAAGATTTTTATAATGTTCGTAATGAATATTTAAATGGAATTAATGAATATGATAATGATATTCCTAAAAAAATAAATAATATAAAAATTAATAGAATAGATAATAATATTTATAATACAGAATATACAATTAATAGTAATAATAATATTGGTTCTTATTTAAATAATATTAATAATTATCAAACTAAAAATGGAGATATATATAACTTTCCAATAATTTCTATTGAATACATAAAACTTATTTTAATGTTTTTAATAAAAGATAAAATACCTGATTTAAATACTATAAAAAATAGTTATGAAGAAAAAACAAAAGAAGAAAAATATGAAAAATATGCAAAATATAAACATTTTATAAATGATGAAAATTTATTAAAATCGTTAGTTGTTTATTATAATTTAATGTTAAATAAATTACAATTTAAAGAAATAAGAGAAATTATTAATGAATATATATTATCTGGTGATTATGACCAATTAATATTTGAACCTTTAAAAGATAATAAATATGAAGATTTAATAAAGGAAAATCCAATTAGATTTGATTTATTAACAAATGAAACAGATAAGGTAAATAATAGTAGATTAATTAATGATAAGTGTTATAATAGTAATACATTAATTGAAAATTCGGATATTTTGAAACAGTTAAATATATTAGATTTAACAAAACAAGGTCATAATATAATGAATATTTTAATAGACCAAATGAATTTTAAAGCAATTAGTTATATAATTGATAATGAAAGTAGTTTAACACATAATGGAAATTATGTTAAAACAATGAAAGATAAAAATAATTTAACACCTTGTGAATATGCTCGTAATAAATTGAATATTATAATAGGTCAATATTCATCAAATGGAGAAGAATTNAATTCTTTATTATCCTTTCAATCAAAAANAATTGATGAAATTAATAGTGATGAAAAATTTAATATTGGGCTNCAAAAAGATGATACAATTAAAAATATAATTATGAATTGTTTTTATTTATTTAATGAATTTATTTGGTTGGATAATAAAAATATTAAAATTAAAGATTTATTTGAAGATATACAAGATAAACCATTAATTAAAACATTAAATGAAGAACAAATATTTCAAAGTAATATTTTTGATGAAGTAGTTAAAGAAAAATTAATGGATGAATATAGAACTAATTATAAAACAGAAATAGATAATTTTTCAAATGATGATATTAATTATGAAAATTATGAAGAATTAGTTAATGTATTAAAACAGGATTATATTAAAATAATTAAAATTGTAAATGCAAATGATGTTAAATCTTATTCTAAAATTAATGATTTAATATTTAATAATTTTGAAAATAAAATGAGTAGTAATTTAGGGGATTTAAAGAATTATTTTAATAATATTAATGAAAAGGTATGTCAAACATATTATGATTTGGATAAAACTATAAATGATGATTATAATCAAACAAATATGAATATTATAGAGATAATAAGATTAAATATAATAAATATTTATGTGTTTGAATTTAATGAAATAATTAAAGTTTATTTGAAAAGGATTAATGGAGTTGATTATGATATAGATAATAGTGAATTATTAAAAAATATATTTTACTATGCAATTGTTATAGAATTAAAATTAAGTGGTGAAGAAACATTAGAAACTTATGAAACTATGAAAACACAATTTATTATTAAAGTATTTAAAGAAAATGGTATTGAAATTGAAAATGATGAAAAATTAAATAATTTTATGAATGGTTCAATGGATTTTTATAAAAAATTAATAGTTGAATTAAGTAATTATTTTAAAGATAGAGCAGTAAATTATATTGGTAATTTACAAAGTATAAGTATTCTATTAAATATTATAGAAAAATTAAAATAAAAAATTAGTGTTTAATACCTTTAGTTTCGTGATAATGTGTTTCATATTTTGTTTTTAATTCTTGAAGTTCTTGTTTAAGTTGGTCTATTTGTTTTTGTAATTTATCAGTAATTTCAGTTGAACCACCTTTCATAATTTTTTGTTTTTCTTGTAAATATTTGAGTTTATATTTTAAATATTTTCCTTTATGTTTCAAAGACATATATAATTATATTATATAAATTTTTAAATTTTACCAATATCGGTATTAATTTGTGTATTTTCAGGGACGGTTGATATTGTGTCAATTTGAATTGTTAAAGAATATTCAAAATCACTATAATTAATAGGTTCTCCTCTTGGATTAACAAAAGTAAATTCAAAACTTCTTAAACTGTCAAGTGGTGGATTAAATACTAATGGGAAATCAACATATGTATCTTGTAATAAATCTAATGTTGTTGTTGAACGATTATCAAAAGAAAATTTATAAAAATATTTAGGATAAAATGGATTATCACATACATTTAAGTTTTTTTCTCTTAATAAAAAATAAGAATAATTTGGGTCTATTGGAATTTCATTTGGTTCATTATTAACAGTATTAAATAAATATGGTTGATTATTATTAATTGTAAATTCATTGGTATGATTAGAAAATGGTGTAATAGCCGATGAGGAACTACTGTCTTTAAATTTTAAGATATTGCCTATTGTGTTAGGAAAATTAAATAATAATTGTAAAGGATTATCAGAAATTATTCTTGTTTTAAAACCACCTTTTGTATCTCCAACATCAGGAATTGGATTAATATTAATCAAAGATATTTCATAACTATCTTTTGAAATAACATTTGTAATAATATGAATATCATTAATATTATCTTTAGATATTGTAAAATAATCAATAGCATTAATAATTAATATTTTATCACCTACATGAAAGCTATGATTTTCTTGTTCTATTGTAATTTGATGTATATTATTATTTATATTAAGATTAGTAAATGATAGTGGTAATAAAAATACATTTATTGATTTAAATGAAAATAATCTAATTTTAGGATTAAAACTTAATTCAATATTATTAAATAAAGATAAATTAGGAACACTGGATATTCTTTTAACTTTATCAATTAAAGATTTCATCATTTCTTGTAGATTAATATAATTATATACTCCATTGGGTATAGTTATATTATATATAGTATTATTATCATCAATAAGATTTCTCCAATATAATTTATTATTAGTTGAATTAATAAAAACATTGTCTGTTTCAATGGAGGGTATATTAATAGCAGAATTAATTATTTTGATACTTGCTACATTACTATAATCTTTATTTAAATCATAATATAATGTGTATTTAGAATTAAAAGTATTTTGTGTAAAATAGCCAATTTGAATATTTGAGCCTCCAAATTTTAGTTCTTGTTGAGATATATTAAATGTTATGGGTAATTGTATTTCAATATTATTATTAAGAATATTATGGATTGTGTGATATTCAATTAGATTTAAATCACCAATTGGTCTATAAGCATTAATAATATTAATAGGAACATTTGAAATATTTAAAATAGAAATTTTACAATTGGATATTAGTGTATTGATATTATTAGAATAAAATGTGATTGGTAATTCAAAAAATAATTCATTGTTATTATTAATATTAATATTTTGTATTTGATTTAAAGAATTAAGTGGTATATTTTCAAAAAAATTTGAATTACCATTTGTAATACCATCAAATTTTATAAGAATATCATAAAATTTACTTTTAGAAGTAAAATCAGGTAAAATACTTAATACAACAATATTAGATGAATTTGTAAAATTAAAATTGACATTTGATAATTTTTTTTTAATGGGTGTTAAACCTTGTAATAATACTTTATCACCAATATTAAATTTTGAAATTTCATTATTAGGAATATTAATATTTAAAATATTTGAATTTCCATTACACATAAAAGGGTCATTTTTTAAATTTATATATTCATTAAATGTTTCTCTATTTTGAAGTCTTGAATCAATATTAACTTGATTATGTGTTAATACAGTTCTTGAATTAATTGTATTTAAGTTTTTTTTTAATAAGTATTGAAAAAAATTATCATATTTGTAATTATCAGGTATTACTAAATCATTTGAAATAGATGTTTTATTAACATTATTTAATCTTTGTTGATTATTAACTTTATTTTCAATAGGTTTAAATGTATTTCTATTTTCATCAATAAAATCATTTAATTTAACCTGTTTTTTAAATATTTCTTGTTCTTCATCATTATTACCTCCAATATGTTTATTTATAAATTTAATATCTTCATTAATAATATTATCATTAAATATACTTGAAGCCATTTATAAGAATATATTATAATATTTTAAATTATATTAAAAAATTGAAAATAAAAAAATAAATATAAATAAAAGATAGTTATAAATATTTATTAAAATGCCAGGAACTAAAATTGAAGATAAGTATCAAAAGAAGACTCAACATGAGCATATCTTAATAAGACCTGATACTTATATGGATACTATTAAAAATGATAAATTAAAAATATATATTTTTGATGATAATAAAAATAAAATAGTATTAGATGAAAGAATTATTAATGCTGGATTATATAAAATATTTGATGAAATATTAGTAAATGCGTCGGATCAAACTATTAGAGATAATACTTGTGATACAATTAAAGTTAATATTAATAAAGAGACTGGTGAAATTATAATTTCAAATAATAGTTGTTCTAAGACGGAACAAATACCAATTGAAATGCATAAGAAAGAAAAAGTGTATGTTCCGGAATTAATTTTTGGTCATTTATTAACTGGTTCAAATTTTGAGGATGATAATGATAATAAAAGAGTAGTCGGTGGAAAGAATGGTTATGGGGCTAAATTAACAAATATTTATTCTAATAAGTTTGAAATTGAAGTATTAAATACAAATAATAAAAAAATATATACTCAATTATTTGAAAATAATATGTATAAAAAGAGTGAGCCAATTATTAAAAAGAGTTCATTAAAAGTTGGATATACACAAATTAGTTTTATTCCGGATTATAAAAGATTTGGATGTAAGGGTTTAAGTGAGGATATGTTTTTATTATTTAAAAAGAGAACTTATGATATTGCTGGAACAACATCAATTGAAAATAAAGTTAAAGTATATTTTAATGATGAATTATTAAATATTAATTCATTTGAAGATTATATTAAAATGTTTTATGATGGTGAAATTCCTCCTACGGTATATCAGGATGTGAATGATAGATGGAGTGTTGGAGTATTATTTGATGATAAAAGTGGTTATAGACAAGTATCATATGTTAATAGAATTTCAACATTTGCTGGTGGTAAGCATGTAGATTATATTATGGATCAGATTATTAAAAGGGTTATTGAAAAAATTAAAAAGAAACATAAGGACTTGATGATTAAGCCTTCATTAATTAAAGATAATGTTACATTATTTATTAATTCAACAATTGGAAATCCTAATTTTGATTCACAATCAAAGAAAAAATTAACAACAAAGGAAGATGAGTGGATTGATGATGGATTTCCTTGTGTATTAAATGAAAAATTTATTGAAAAATTATGTAAAACAGGAATTATTGAAGAAGTGACGAGAAGTGCTTTATCAAAGCAGGAAGCTGAATTAAATAAGATGAATAGTAAAAAAACAAATACAATGAGAGGTATTCCGAAATTAAATGATGCTTTGCTTGCAGGAAGTAAAAAATCAGATGATTGCACTTTAATTTTGACTGAGGGAGATTCGGCTAAGGCGTTTGCTATTTCAGGATTGACTGTAATTGGTAATGAAAAATATGGTGTTTTTCCATTAAAGGGTAAATTACTTAATGTTAGAAAATTGAATATGTCAAGTAAAAGTGATATTGAAAAATTATCAAAAAATGAGGAAATTGAAAATATTATTAAAATTTTAGGGTTGAAACATAAAACAGTTTATGAAGATACTAAAAAGTTAAGATATGGTAAAATATTAATTCTTACCGATCAGGATGACGACGGACATCATATTAAAGGTTTGTTAATGAATATGTTGCATAGATTTTGGTCTTCATTATTAAAATTAGATTTTATCCAGTCAATGGCTACACCATTAATTAAGGCATATAAAAATGGTAAAAATAAGGACCCTGTGATATTCTATAATATATTTGAATTAAAAAAGTGGGAAGAAAAGCATGATGTTAATAAATATAAATTAAAGTTTTTTAAAGGTTTAGGAACATCAAGTCCTGCTGAAGCAAAAGAATGTTTTAAAGATTATGATAAAAAAGTTATAACATATAAAACAGATGATAATAAAAAAAATAATGATTGTAAAAGTTTAGATAGTGAAACTGATGATTTAAGTAAAACAGATAAAGCGATTATATTAGCATTTGGAGATAAGCAGGAAGATGCAAGAAAAGAATGGGTTAAAGTATATGATGATAAAGCGTATATTGATACTAATAATAAGGAAGTGTATTATGATGATTTTATTAATAAGGAATTAATACATTTTTCACATTCTGATAATTTGCGTTCAATTCCAGATGTTTGTGATGGTTTAAAACCTTCTCAAAGAAAAGTATTATATGGTTGTTTTAAAAGAAATTTAAAGCAGGAAATTAAGGTTGCTCAATTAGCTGGTTATGTATCAGAGAATAGTGGTTATCATCACGGTGAAGCATCATTGAATGGAACTATTATTAATATGGCTCAAAATTATTGTGGTTCAAATAATATTAATTTGTTAATGCCAAATGGTCAATTTGGTAGTAGAAGATTAATGGGTAAAGACCACGCATCTCCAAGATATATATTTACTGAATTAAATAAAATTACGGATTATATTTTTAGAAAGGAGGATGAAGCTATATTAGAGTTTAAAATAGATGATGGTGATATGGTTGAGCCTTATAGATATTATCCGGTTATTCCAATGGTGTTAGTAAATGGAACTGAGGGTATTGGAACAGGATATTCATCAAATGTTCCATTATTTAATCCATTAGATATTATTAAGAATGTGAAGTTATTTTTGGATGATAAAAAATTAATTAAATTAATTCCTTGGTATAAAAATTATAATGGGGAAATTAAAGAAAATAAGAAAAAAGATAAGAAAAAGAATGAAATAATTTATTATAATATTAAAGGAAAGTATGAGATTATAAATGAAAATACAATTCTTATTAAGGAAATTCCGATTAATGTATCAATTGAAAATTATAAAGAAAAATTAGAGAACTTTTTAATTATTGAAGATAAGAAAACCATTAAAAAAGATAAACAGAATGTTAAAGATATTAAAAAGAAGGATGAAGATGATTTATTCATTGAAGAATATAAAGAAATTATTAATAAGGGAATGGATGAAGATACAATTAATATTCAAATAACATTAAAGAATAATGTATTACAAAAATTTATTAAGAATAATTTGATTGAAAAGATGTTTAAGCTTGAATCAACTATTTCAATAAATAATATGCATTTATATGAAAATAATGTGATTACTAAATATAATAATCCTAATGAAATTATTGAAAAATATTCTAAAATAAGATTAGAAAAATATGAAGAGAGAAGAAAATATATTATTAAATATCTTGAAAATGAATTGGAAGTATTATTTTATAAAAAAAAATATATTCAACAGGTATTGGATGATATAATTATTATTAAACATCAAAAGAGAAGTGCAATTATAGATAGATTAATTGAATTAAAGTATCCTGAATTGAGTATTAGTAATGGTGAAAATAAGTCATATGATTATTTGACTGGATTTTTATTATTTTCTCTTACAAAAGAAAAGATTGAAGAATTAATGAATAAATATGATAAGGCTAAAGAAGAATTAGAATTTTATAAAAATACTACTGCTAAGGATATATGGTTAAAAGAATTGAAAGAATTAGAGGAAGTTTATAATGAATTCATTAATGAAAAAACTGTTAAAGTTAAAAAGACAAAAAAAACTAAATAAATTTTTAAATATAATTTTTTTTAAATATAATTAATTTTTAAATAATACAATTAATTATATGAATAGTAATTATATGAGGCGTTTTTGTATAAATTGTTTAAATAAAAAAAATGTAAATACTGAAATTATTAAAACAAATAAAAAATTAAAGAATGAAGTTTTTAGTAAAGAATATAGAAAAAGTTATAATAGAAATTGGATAGAAGAAATTAAATATTATAAACCTTAAAAAAAATTGAATTTTTTTAAATTATAAACATTATAAATATAATATTTATAATGTTTATTAAGATATTATTATTTATTATGGAAAAATTAAGTTCTTTCATCTATGGTAATAAAAGAGCTATTAATGATGAAGAACAAGTTAAAAAAAAAGTTAAAATATCAACATCAAATAATGAATTAAAAATTATTCCAAATAATGATGATTTAATAGATTTAGAATTAGAAAAAAGTCCAAAATTAAGAAAATCACCAACAAAATTAAATTTAATTGATAAAAATAATAATTTAATTGAATATAAAATTGTTAAAGATAATAAAGGAAATAATTATAAAATGATTTGGATTAAATTTTGTGAAGATTATGGATTTTTTTCAAAGCATAAAGTTTAAAATTATTTATTTTCTAAGTTTTTAATTGTTTCAGATACTTTTATAATAGAGCTATTTCATACATAATTAATTATAATAAAAAAAATCAAAATACATTTATTTTTACTGAACCTTT